TTCTGCGTCCTGTAATTCTTCCTCATATTCTATTAACCTTTTTATTCCGGCTGCTACGCCCTCTGCTCCGCCGGCTTCTGCTTCTCCTTTAATTGCGTTTACTTCTGCGGCTAATTCTTGGATGGCTCCTTTATGGCTGTTAATTTTACCCCTGTTTACGTCGGTTAATTTACCTAATCCTAAGATAGCCGCCCCTGTTGCTGCTAAACCGAATAAAGAGGAGGTAGTGCCTTTTAGTGCGCCTAAGGCTTTACTGCCGCGTATAATATTTGCGGCTGCTCTGCCGGCTACTGCCGTAGTACCTAAACCGGCTAAGGCAGTAGCCCCAAAAGCTAATTTAGTAAAGGCTTTACCAAAAGCTGTTTTTTCAAACTCTGCTACTTCGTCTAAGGTTTCCTGTCCGCCGGGTACTGCCCCCTCGCCGGATATACCTACTTTGTTTAATGTTCTTTGTAAAATATCTTCTACGGGCTCGGGCTCTAAACTTAAACCGTTTGATCGTCTTGCTTCTATTGCTTCTATTTGCGGATCTAAAATATTACTTACCTCTCCTATTCTTCTACGCTCGCCGGCTAATTGGCTTAACTCCTGTGTTCCGGGTATTGGTGCTGTTGCTCGCTGTCTTGCTGCTACTATTGTTTCTATATCGCTTTGACTTAAACCTAAAAATGTCCTACCGTCGGGCAACTGTACGCCGCTTGGTCTGCCCGACGTTTCGCTTCTAAAAACTGCTGGTGTATCGGGTACTGTAAAGGGGCTTAGATTTGCGGGAGTTTGGGGTATTGGTTTAGGCTTTGGTTTTTCGGGTTGTGGTGGTAATGGTGTGGCTGGTGTCTGCGTAATAATATTAAGAGGGGTTTGTAAGTTAGGGTTTATTTGTTGCTGGCGCTCGTTAAACTCTTTTTCCTTTTCCTCGTTCTCTTTTCTTTGCTTCCTATTGTTTACCATTTTAAAATAACAAATTGGTATACGCTTGTATACCTAAACTACCTATCAGTATACCAATCGTAAGCCAAAACCTACGTTTATGGTATTGATGTATACCTCTTATTTCTTGTTTTAATTCGTTAATCTCTACTCTCATTAAACCTAGTTCTGCGTATGTGGTGTTCATTGTCTACCTACTCCTACTTGTGTATCGTTATTTTGAAATCCTACTTGGCCGGTATTTGCCGCTTCGCTTTCTTGCTGTTGTTGTTGTAAACTTGCCGGCTTATTGAAAGTAATACGGAGCCCCACTTGATTTAGAAAGTCACTTTCGAGTTCTTCGTGCTCCCTATTATACACTTCTTCGAAAGTTAAGTAATCAACTTTGGCGCTTGCTTCCGTACTTTGACTACTGCCCCCTAAAACAACTTTTGGGACCCCTATGGCAATATAGATAGCATTCTCTAAATATGTTATCCAATTTGTAGGATCTACTATTTGTATGGTGTTGTCTTTCATTTCTACCGTACCCCTTGGTATAACTAAGACTTCGCCTTTTTTGATAGCTTGATTATATTCACTAATTAATTCATCTCGCTTGGTGGTGTCGTGGTGATCTATTTCTATAATTCTTACGGGTACTTTATTACGGTGTAATACTACCCTATGATCGCGCATAGCTTCCTGTATTGCGTCTAACATCCATTCGACACACTCTATAACGCTCGTACCGTGTACTTCGTTAGCGTAGCGGTCGTTAGCCGAATGAAATATTTGACTAATCTTAAACTTCTTTGGCGCGCTACTTCCTACGTGTTGCTCATAGCGCTTAATCATGCCATCCTTACCAAAAACTATTTTCATATCTCCGGCATAAAGAGGTTTTAAATTAATTAATCGCCCGTCTTTGTTTCGTATAATCTCCGCAAAACAATCCCCTTGTACTTTTTTTTGCGTTAGTAGGTTGCGTACTACGCTAAGGAAGGTATCTTCTCCATATCCTCTTATTTGTTCTAAAGTAAACCTTGTTCTGTTATCCGTTTGGTATCCTCTCCCTGTAACCCAATTACCTAAACCATCAATCCCTTTTTTTAAAAAGGGGTTTGTCTTGTAATGGGCGGTATATTTAGCATGGTGAGGAAAATCGTAACTATATTCCTCACTATATGAGTTGTCCGGCGTTTGTGGATCTGGTGAATAATCGCCTTGTGTTTGTGCAAGGTTTGTTCTGCTCGTTTGGGATATATCGAACTCTGCCATTATATTCTAATCTTTACGGGCATACCTACTTTAAATGATAAACTTGTACAATAACCGCCTGTCGGCTTGGTACTTACGTCTTGGGGCTCGTGCCATAGTCTGGCGTAGTTATTGCCCCCCGTTCCGCCGGCTCGTGCTAAATTAATACTAATGCGTAGCGTTTCACCTACTTTAAAGAGCTGGTTAGTTATTGGCATAATGATGGTAGCCATACCGGCTATCTCTGCCCCACTACCCTGTGTGTTGTTTACTACGTGCACTACTTGGGTACTTATTGAGGTTTCTGTTGCTCCGGTGTCTACGTGGTAAATATCTACGGTTGTGGTTGCTGTTCCTGTTTGTCCTGCTCCGTCTATTTTTGCGGTACTGCAATATTCTAAGATTAAGTCGCCATTTAGTACAATCGGTACGGCAAATGTTTTGTCAAAGTCTATGTCCGTACTTGTTGAAGTTTGGGTATAGGCGTCTGATTCGCTCGTGTTTGCTATTACTTGCTCAAAGAGTGTATAGCCCGTACCGCTTGCGTCTTGTGCTTCTGCTCCATAGAGTGTAATATAACCCGTTCTTCTTACTAAATCTACAAAGTTATAGCTGGCTATTTCTTGGCTGGGTATGGTAAAGGTGTCTTGGATGGGCATTATAACGTAGTTTGGTTACGTACAAAATCGCTAAACGGTCTCTCTTTAAGCCTACTCATAGCGCGTTCAAAGTTATACGTATTTACATTTAATAGGGTGCTAAATTCCGCGTTATCTAAGTAGCCGTTAGGGTTGTGCTTAATGGCCCCGTTTGCCGAATAGCAAGCTGTGGCCACTTGTAGGATTTTCTTACAATCAGAATTTAAGGAGCCATAAATATCAATCCAATTTACTTTAGTTTCGGTACATATAACGCCCTCGGCTTCGTTAATTAAATCCGTCCATTCTGCGGTACTTATGGTACTATCTACGTTAGTGCCTGCATGGAATTTTGCTTGGTCTTCGGTGCATAAGGTTACTACCATTTGTTAGTTATCTAAGTTTTAAACGTTTAATACTATCTACTATATCATCTAATAGTATTAATTGTAACTCCTCTTTCTCACTAATCTTATTAGCGTTTTTAAGTTCGTTTATCTTCTCTTTATTATTCATACTCTAATACTACGTATCCATATACTTAAATATTTACCTTTTGCGTACCATGCGGATCTAATCAAACTTTCTACTATATCGCCATGTGCTCCTATCTCTGAAGAATAAATTAGTAAACGGGGGGGCTTTCCTTTTTCTAATACATACTCGTATTGTATAGATCTAAGGCTTTGTATAATGTCGTCTTGATAAAGTAGTTTAATCTCTCCTCTTTGCATCATTGCCCGTAAATTCTCGTATAAATCCTCTTTAAGTAATCTCGCGTGTCGTGAGCCCTCGCGGTCAAATACTCTCTTAGCGTTATTTACTGCTTCTAACTTATGCCTTACTTCGGGCTCTTGAAGTAAATGATCGTAAATTGCAACGCCCATTGCTCCGCTCCCCGCGTCTATTGCTATCTTCTTTATTTGGGGGTACTTTCTATTTAACTCTAATACCTTTGCTTCGTTATCGGTTGTAAGTGTCTTTTGGGTAGTAATGTTATCTATTTGGTATGTAATATTATTGGGTTTTTTCCATAATAAGGTATAACTGCTACTATCTTCGCCCATTCGTGCAAAATCACAACCTAAGTATAGTTCTGCGTCTTGTGGTATTGCTTTAAACTCACTTTTGTTTAAAATACATGCTTTATTTATGTCTATTTCTGGAAAATATCTATATAATGCGTCTGCAAACTCGCCCATCCATTCTTGCTGGAATAATTGATTAGAAAGCTGGCTTTTCGCTCTATCGATCATCCTAAGCGCCCAATCTCTTTGTTCTACGCTCCAACTCTTACTAATCTTACGCTTCCTAAATACATCTTCTGAATTATAATGAAATCGTGTAAAGCTGTTATATGCTCCATCTTTGTTTATTACTATGTCGTAAAACTCCCCAACTGCTCCAAAGGGTGTACTTAGTATAACTATATGTCCTAAGGTTGTTGCTAACATCGGTTGTATAACTGAAAATATGATATTTGGGGGCATTCTACTCGCCTCGTCTATATACGCCCTATGGATCGTTAAACCTCTAAGGGTTGTACCATCTGCTCCTGTTGGTAAACATAGTATTTCGGTATTATTTCTAAGTGTTATTTTATGTTTTGTTGGTCTTTCTTTACCAACTTTAATATATTTGAGATAATGGGTTTGTAAATGTGTAAGTGTTTTACTAAATAACTCATAAGCCTGTTTTTCACTTGGCGCAACCATCAAAATACGGGACTTAGGGTTTTTTAATGCAAAATCTACTGCGTCTATACTTGATATTTCTGATTTTCCTATTCTTCTACCACAACAAAGTATTTTATCTCCTTTTGTCTTAAGAAATTCTATTTGCCAATCATCTAAATTAATGTCTAACTCATCTATTGATTTAAGTAACTCTTTTTTTACGTTGTGTACGGGCTTCGCGCTCGCTTTTTTTGTCTTTTTTATTTGTTTACTATTAAGAATACTTGCTATACTTGTATTAATTGCCATAGAATAATAAGGGGCCTTGATTATAAAAGGTTTATTAGAGTTTTATAAAAGGTTCGCAAAGGGGTACCCCATACGGTTACGGGTATCGTACACCCCCTTTGCTGGTCCCGCAACAGGGCGGGACTTATATTTTAAGGGGCTATTTGCATTATTATACTTATCGGTTAGGTGTCTTATGGGCTGGTTTTTTTTATTTTAAAAAATTTAAAAAATTTGTGGGCCCCCCCCGCCCCCCACAGAGTAAACCGGCTGAACGTCGGAGCTGATCGTGCATTGTAGGGCTTCGTAGGGCTTCACAGCCCCCTTATAGAACGGGGATCACAGTACCTCTAAACATAGCCCTTAGACGCGTTACTAAACCCTTAAATTTGGGCAGTACAGCCCCTCTACTGCCAGATTTTAACCGGATCCGCCCCCCCACGGATCCGGTTGGAGCGGTATTTGCCCCCCCACAAATACCGCGAATAGTGCCCCCCCGTACCGTACGTGGCGGATCCGCCCCCCCACGGATCCGCCCCTTTACCGCAACCGTAAAGCGACGTATAATAAGCGAGCGAACACTAACAGAAAAGATAGACCGTAAAGGTATTCGGTATACCGAATACAACGTAAACGGACAAAATAAACCTATCGGTTAGGGTGAGCGAGCGGATCCGGAGCCTTAAGGTTGCGGTAAAACAACCCTAAATATGTATATATACACCCTATTTTACCTCACCTTACCTCTACTTATTATATAATATATATATAAAAAAATAGTTTCATATCTATCTAGTACCCTACTATATATATATAATTATACATAAGTTTAAATAGTGGTCTTATTATTAATCTAATAAGTAAGATGGCATATATAACCACTGTTTCAATAAGTGAGGAGTTTAACATCCTAAGAAAAAAGTATAAAATATCAGTTTCCGAAGCATTTAGGGTAGGTATGGCTGTTATACTTTCAGATTTAGGAGAGCCACAATTTGCGACAGAATTAAATATTATGAGAAAATTAAAAGGATATCAATCCATGGTAGAAGAGTTAAACAAAGAGATAATAGAATTAACAAAAAAGGAGAAAGGGGGTAAGAAGAAATGAAAATATTAATTAATGATGAATATGCGGAAGTACCATTTTGGAGTTACTTTAAACTACATATAGCCGGGTACGGTATGGTTACGCTTATTTGGTTTGTAATATTGGTAATAATTGGGCTTATGTTACCTTAGAAATATAAATAAAGTCTAAACCCCCTTATTTCCTATGGAAAATAAAGACCATTGTACCGCTTCATTTGATGGTTGGTGGTCCCAGGCCTGTAAATTACACGATGCCGACTACGCGCGAATTAAAGGAATGCGCGCGAGTAGTGATGAGAATTTTTATTTAAATTTGCAGGCTTCAAATATGCCAAAAGTAATTTCGTATATTTATTATAAATCAGTACGGTTATTTGGCCGTTTATTTGTATGAAAATAATACATTGGATCCTAATAAAATTACTCTTTATCGCGTTCCTCTATTTCCTTATTAGAGGTATACTTATCCTTATACTCTAGAAATTGAGCTAAACCATCTAAATAGCTTTTTAATGAATTGATTAAAGGGCGCATTTTCCTAATATATTCGTGTTCTAAAGTAAAATCCCAATCGGGGTTTCCCTCTTCGTCCGTTATTATCGTTGTCATTATAAAATTATAAAAATAAAGGGGCGCGGAATAGAGGTAAACCGCGCCCCGTCTTAAGCGGTGATA